GGTACATACGCATCAATAGTATATAACACTTACTATAACGGTTTGATAATAAGCACACACATACTATGATACTGAAATGTCAGATGTACTATATATAGTATGAAGTACAATAATATATAAAATTTACTATGATGGTTAGATAATAAGCATGCCATGATACTGAAATGTCAGATATACTATATATACTATAGAGTACAATAATATCATTGTGACAGAATTTGAAGAATGGGCAAAAGAAAATAAAGATATAATTGCAGGAAGTAAAAATATTATATCTGACTTGATAACAACTGTTGTCTCACTTGTAGCAAACCCTGCGGTGCAAGACAGTAAGCACGTGATATTCAAGCACTTTTGCAAGTCAGCAAAGCACACAAAGATGATGAATATGACTGGACAGTTTTTGAGAAAAGCAGACAGTAATACATTCTTCGCTGCTGTGCTCATCCCAGATAGGGTTGACTTGCAAGGTGATATTGTACCGCCATACGCAGTTGAGAAAGCAGCAAACGATTTCCTGAAAAACTACAGGGAGATTGACAATGAACACAATCTGAAAACTGGAGTGGCAAAAGTTGTGCAAAGTTGGACACTTAAATCCGATGAAGTTTGGGAGAATACACAAGGCTATTCTCTGCAATATAACAAAGGCACCTGGTTTATGGGTGTTGAGCCAAACGAGGAGATGGCAGATAAAATTGCCAAAGGTGAAATCACTGGATTTTCGATATACGGAATGGGTGAATCAATTGAATCAAGTTCATTATTGGACGAGGAGATGATGAAGATGGAAAAAAAGAATGAAGAAGTAGTAATTGATTATGACAAGCTTGGTGCTATCATTGCAAAGAGTATTGTAGACGCAAAACTACTTGATGAAGTGAGAAAAGACACAAGAGAGAAAAGCGAGATAAAAGCAAAGTCAGTTGTTGAAGAGGTATTAGATGGCAAGATTGGTTTACTTGTGAATAAAAGTTTAAGCGCAATAATCGCAGAGAGAAAGACAGACAATGAACTCAAACTCACAATCACAAGGGGTAGATATAATGAGTAAAGTTGGAAAAGTAAGATACTCTGTCCAAAAGGCCGCAAAACTCACAATGGGGCATTGCGGAGAAAAGGATGAACTATATCATGACCCACTTGGATTCATAGCAGGGAAGCCCGTTTTGATGCAAGAAGAGATGTATAAAAAGTATGCTCCTTATATTGAGAAATTTGACGAATGCATGAGAAGAGGTATGAGTATGCATAGAACTGAACAGGAACTTGTCGATGTTTCAAAAGCACTTGACACATCAGACTGGACACTTCCTATATATGCAGTTCCAAGAGTCAATATAATTGACCCATACCACACTCCTTTTGCTGAACTTATCCCAAGGATATCAGTGAATAGAAAAGTACTTCAGGCAATCGGGCTGACTGTACCAGGTGAAGCACAGATTATCGCAGAAAATGGAGTATATCCAAGTGTGGATTCAACATATGACGACCAGCCCTATACTGTGAAGCAATATGGACTTGGAACAACTATCACTACACTGATGCAGAAAGTGGGGATTGCATACACAAACCCCTCAATGCTTGTTGCACAGTCACAGATGAGAGGAATAAGGAAGCTTGAAGAATCATTATTGTTTCAGGGAACAAACTATGATGCAAATGGATTCGAAGGAATCTATGATTTGACAAACAAAAAGACAAGAAATCTGGCAGGTGCAGCATTATCATACCCAAACGACTTCAGAACAATGATAACCACACTTAAAAAGGAAGGTGCAAACTCAGACAATCTGATGATGTTCACTGATTTCAGCACACTTGACAATCTATACAACTCAGTTGAAGACTATATTAGATATACAATTTCAGGCAATCACATTGACTTCACTTTCTCAACTATGACATATGCAGGTGTCCCAATCTTCGCTACAGATGGAGCACCCACAGCAGCAGGCTCAAGAGAGGTAATAACAGTTGATATGAGTACAGTTTGGTTCGGCATGGTCATGCCAGCAAGTGTCAGTTCACTTGCAAAGACAAAACCAAGTGAGACTATTGTGACAGAAAGTATTGGATGCCCAGTTTTTGAAGCACAGAACAGATGTCTGAGAACATACAACATACTATAAAGGAGAGATGAAAAATGACAGACGTAAATGTACAAGAAGCAGGCAGCTCATGGGATTCAACAGATGGAGTATATTATGCAGATATAACCATCACGATTCCTCATGCTCAAGCATATTCAGCAGAAATAACATATACATGGACAAAGACGTTCACAGAAATACCAAAAATATTGGCAATAACTCCCGTGACAGACCCAAGTCAAGGTGCTTGTAATTATCATCTTGCAGTTAATGTGACAAGTGTACCAAGTAAAACAAACATGAAACTTGTTGCATATGTAGATACTGCACCAGGCGGCGCAGTAGATGCAATCTACACACTCAGAGTTTTATTCTCAGGTAAGGAATACTAAATGGCAGAAGTAACAATTGTCGATGAACAGTCAGCGCCGAATTGCAAACAAGGTATCAGAACAGATACTTTATCATTTGCTTTTGCAGCAGGTGATGCAAGCAAGGCAGCAACTCTGACTTTCAGTACACCGTATGATGTCGCACCCACTATAGTGCACAGTGTAAAAACATTCACAGCAGGCGGAAACTTGACCGATATTAAGACAGTATATATATCAACAGCACCAACTACAACTGCTGTGATATTAACTGCAATCGCAAACGCAGCACCAGGTGGCACGGATACAGCAGCACTAATAATTGATGTGACAATCTATGGTGTGAAACCATAATTATTTTATTTTTTTATTTTTATTAATTCATAAAGGGAGGGTAAGTAATGGCACTAAGGTATGTTGATGCAGCACAAATCACACAATACTGCGAAGTAGTAAAAGCAGACTTGAACATCACATTAGATGCAGATTATCTCTCACTTATCACCGCTTTCGGAGAGAGAGCAGAAAAGATTGTTGACATGTTCTGCAGACATGATTTTGTCAAGCATGATGACTCAGTTGTGTTGTCAGTAGGCAGGTTCAGAAGACGCATGATTGAAGTTGAAGGACCTATTATATCAGTTACTACAGTCTCAACACGTGACACAAAAGGAGGAGATTGGAATGACCTTGATTCAGATTCATGGACATACAAGAATGTTGGTGCAAATCATCAAGTTGGTAACATTGTGAAAATTGCAACTACTAACGTATCTGAAAGATATGACACTCATAGAAGAACAAACATATGGGAGCCTGGATTTTTCGAAGGATACGAAAATGTCAAAGTAATCTACATGTGGGGCTATGCTGCTGTGCCTGACGATGTCAAGCATAGTGTACTTGAACTTGTGAGCAGCATGATGAGATACAAAGTGCTCAGGGGAAATCAAGTAGTTGTATCAATTCCTTCAAAGCAGATGGGATTGACAAAGAATGAACTACTTACAAATGAATTAAAAGAGTTGCTTGGACCGTATAAGTATGGCACTAATGGTGTAAGGGCATGTTGAAAGCAGCAGTTGTATACACACAAAAGAAGAGTGTAGATACTGAAGTTAGACGCAAATCAAAAGAGTTTATGTTACGCTCAGCACTCAAACTTATGGAACTTGGCAGCACAAAAGCGGATTATTCAAATGGCAAGCACAGTGGCGGAATCCCGGTTTACACAGGCAATCTAAGGAGTAGTTGGCTTATAATGGCTGCAACTCCAGATAAATGCATTGTGGGAAGCAACTTGAAATATGGAAGTAATCTAATCAAAGGAATTCCAAACCCATTTACAAGTCTCCAAGACATAAATGACTGGGTGAGATTAAGGCAAGGTGGAGTTGATGCAAATCCATATGGTGTGTGGTGGAAAATCATCACAACAGGCCCAGACCCAAACAACTTCCCATCACGAATCGCAGAAATGTTCAAACTTGATGTTGATAAAATAGCACAGGAAGTGATGCAAAGTGGCTGAAGATACATATATGTTCAGAACAAACATAACAGCTCTGAAAGACTACATTGCAGCATTGCCAGCGTACTCAGCATTTGAGGTGTTTGAAGGGTATAAAGCAGTTGGAGTATTGAAGCGCTCTTGTATCACCTTTGTGATTACTAGCGCAAGGAAAACTGCACAGAGAGATGCATGGGAGATGGGCGTGAAAGTCATCCTAATAGAGAGAGGACTCACACCATCTATAATCACAGATGCAGAAACATTAATGAACAATATTCAGAATTATGCAGATGCAACAAATGACACTATGAGTAGTTTCATCATGATTGAAGGATTTGATGCAGAATACTACCACGAAAGTGGCTATTATGGTGCAGTTGCAATTGACTTGAAGGTACATCTGATGAGAGAAGTACGAAGTCAAGCAGGAGGATTTTAAAATGGCAGCAAAGGCAAAAGAAGATGAGAGAAATTACTTTGCGGATACAGGTTACCTGTGTCTCGCAGATGATGATGATGAAAGACATGTACTTGGATGTCTTCAAGAAATTAGTATTGAAGATGGTTTTGAGATTGTCGAGCAGTATGGGATTGGTTCACTTGCAAGATGTGGCATTGCAAAAGCAAAAAGAAATATAACAGTCTCAATCAAATCTGGAAAGTTTCAGACAAGTGCACTTGGTCAGATACTTGGTACATGGACAGAAGGTGTAGAGACAAACAGTAATGCAATATACGAAGGTTCAGAAGGGCTTGATGATGCAACAGCAGCAGGGGAGTATACTGGAGATGGAAATACTCATTATGTTGTGAAAATATCAACAGTTGATGATACTGACCAGATACAGATATCATCTGATGGTGGTGTGACATATGCAGATGCAGTAGACATCACAGGAGCAGCACAGGTAGTTGCAGCAGGAGTTACAATTACATTTGCAGCAACAAGTGGGCACACTCTCAATGATTTATGGCACATATTCGCAAATAGTAGTAATATTGCATCACTCAACGATACAAGTACACCACAGTTTTTCAAGATATTCTGCAGGATTATAAACCAATCAGGCATGGGCCTGTGGGCAGAGCTTACAAATGTCGTGATTGATAAGTATAGTATAGCAATCAAGAAAGGTGCGTTTGTTGAAATTGAGATGAGTGGCACAGCAGATGCTCTTCTATGGGAAGAAGAAATATTCGTAGCGGTTTGATAATATGGGATTAAAATTTGATGAGAAAAGTAAGGAATTTATAAAGCAAGTGGAAGCAGAAGTGAAGAAAGATAAAAGAGAAGCAGCAAAAGATGAGATTGATGTACTCGGAAGCTTCTTCACAGATGCTGAGAACAACATAGAGCAAGTTGAACTCAAGAACACAAGTGGAAAGGTAATTAAAAAGGTAAATGTCAGAAAGACAGTAACTGGTGAAGTTGAATTGAAACTTAACAGGATGATAAAGATTTCACAAGATACACAGAATATTGAGGAAAATATCGATATGCTTTGTGACATACTTGCTTCCTATTGTGTTGATGAGCCATTCTGCAAAAGTGATAGCTGGATGAGATTATACACAGATTATTTGAATACTGCAACTATGATTGACTTGCTTATGATTGTTATAGAGCCTTGGAAACTCGAGATGGAAAGGGTTGCCAGGTTTCGCAGAGAGCAGAAATAACACAAGTTGGACTATCTTCAGGCTATGTGAGTTCTTGCACAGGACACCAAGAGAGGTCTTGAGCATTCCAAGTGATGAGAGGATTTTTCTCATTTATTCTATGAAGAAGCAGAATGATGAGATGCAGCGAAAGATGAAACACTGATAGTATTATATTCTCCACCCCCTTTGAGGTTTGCATGTTCCTCACAAAAAAGACATGTTTTTTGAGATGATTGGATGGATACAATTGCAGAGCTCGGAGTACTTCTCAAAGCAGAAGGGATTGACACTACTGTCAGTCAGATAGAAGGAGCAGAAAGCAAGTTCAAGAAAGCTGGCACTTCATCTGATGTACAAGCAAAAAAGATGGAGAAGTTCGGCGGCAACTGGGCAACTGCTGCAACTATTGTTTCAGCTTCTATTGCTGCAACTACGTCAGCGCTGCTCGTGAACGTTCCAGTTATCAATGAACTGTGGGATAGTTTGAGTTTCTTGTTCGCGGAAATTGGCATCATGATGGATGAGGTACTCAGACCAGCTATAGAACCACTTGTCAACAAAATTTATGAACTTAGTGACGAGTTTGCGAAACTTCCAGAACCATTAAAACAGGTTATAGGTTGGAGTGTGCTTGTAGTTGCTATATTCAGTGCTATCGCAATTGTTGCTATCCCACTTATTGCTGCAATTGCAGCAGTTGGCTCAGTGTTAGCAATCGCCCTTGCTGTTATCGCTGCATTAGCTATTTACCTTATAATTTTTATTGGAATAATTATTCTTCTCAAGATGGTATGGGAAGAAAACATATTCGGTATCAGAGATATTGCAATGTCAGTATTTGAAATTGTATACAACATTTTTGACACATTCAGAAACTGGCTCGTGTCCACTTTTGGAGAAGAGTTTAAAGAGACATTCGACAGTTTGAAAGAAACATTGACAGTCTGGAAAGACCTTTTCATGTCGATAATGAGAATTATAATCGACTTTGTCGGGGCAATTCTCAGACAGTTAAAGGGTATGTGGGATTCTGATTTTGGATACATCAAAACTATCACAATGGCAATTCTATCTGCGATTGGTACAGTCATATCTTACTGGGTCAACATGTTCCTGAATATTGTGCAGGCATTTCTTGCATTGCTGAGAGGTGACTGGTCTGAAGTATGGAGTAGTATAATAGATGCATTTAACTTGCAACCTATGATTGATTTCATTGATTCTGTGATTGACAAAGTGCAGGGACTTATTGATATTGTGAAAGATGCAAAAGATGTTGTAACAGGTGCGTTTGACAACATGCCAATCTTAGGAGGCGGTGATGGTGAAGGCACTAGCATACTTGGCTTTGATGTGCCTGGTTTTGCAAGTGGTGGAGTTGTCAAAGGAACTGGGCTTGCAATGCTGCATGGGCCGGAATATATACTCACTCCTGAGCAGATAGAAGCAGTTGGTGGCAGCGGTAGTGGTAATCAAAACATCACAGTTGTGCTGCAAGTTGATGGAAGAGAAGTCGTGAAAGCAATATCACCAATCCAGCAGAATAATTTGAATTTTGGAGGAATATTTTAATGTATGATGTTGACAAACTTGAATATGATTTAAACTGCTTGCCAGTCGTGAGGTACACAAATGAGCATGTTGTGATGAGAGATACAGGGATTGTGATACTATAGCAATAGCAACAGCAACACTGGCAAGAGGTGCAAATAGTGTGGTGCTATCTCTGAACATGGGAATAAAAATCACAATCGGGAAGCCAAATGAGAAAGTAAGGGGAACTGGTAATGTTGACCCTCGTGGTTACGATGTGAAAAGTGCATCACATATATTTGAATTGACTGGGCAGTTAACAGGTGTAAATGCATTCACAGATGCAAAGAAACTGCAAGAGACAATCATGAAACCACAGTTGAAAACTACAGCAATTACCCTCACGTTTGCAAACTTCACTGGAAGCACTGCTACTCATGATGTATTCCCCTATGGTGGGCAAGCGTGTAGTTGCACATTCAAGCCAGGAAACACAAATATAGTTGATGTTCAGATTGCACTTGTAGTAGTTGCAAATTAAAGAAGGAGATAAATAAGATGGTAGAAGATAATGAATTACAACTTGCAAAGATAAGAGTTGAAAGCAAGAATAAAACACTGACAACAATATGTAAGCTAATTGTGCAAATTGCAATAGTGATATTCCTTGGTGTAATTAGTTGGAAGTACGATGGTGAAATAATGTATGCTGCAATCGCTTTTATTGGTGTGATGTGCGGTGTGAACATTGAGAGCTTCTTCAAGAGAGGAGCAAAGTAGTATGGTAACGGTAACATGGAATCCGTTGGGAGTTGGTGCGTTTGGGGGTAACTCTGCAAATCAAGCAAACTGGCTTACAAGTGGAGGTGGATGGGTTGCACTCAACAACGGAGATGTGGCACAGCTAACAGATATAGATGTAACTAACATCGACTGGGATGTCCCAAACACAAAGATTATCTATCTGACCAGTGGTGATTACACCGGGAATTTTACAACGCAGAACGAATGTAAGTTTAATGCATTTAATCTTGAATGTACTGATTTTGACATGAATGGACAGAAGCATATATTCACTGACGATTGGGGTGGAGTATCTTTTTATAATATCACATTCACGGGAACAGGAACTTTTGACGGTGAGTTTTCATGTAGTGATACAGGTCAAGCAGCGTTAGTATTTCTTAACTCATGCACATTTGATGATATTACTTTTGATAATATTGAAATTCAGTTGCATGATAGTATATCAACATCAAATGCAGCGGTAACAGTTACACTGACAGACTGTAAGATTGTGTATAATGTTACAAACAAGACATTCAGAATATTAGGTAATGATTTTCTTGTGCTCACATCCGATATTGATATTGAACCCCTCATAGCGTCTTATATTCGAGTTGATGGCAACTTCACAGACACTACTCATATAATTGATGTGTCGGGCGGAAGTGGGACTTTTGCATTTTTAGGAGATGGCACAGTTTCAATATATAGAATGCGAAACACTGGAGTTGTGACAAAAGTACAGTTTCTAGTTGCAGCAACTTTAAACGGTGTGTTCTTCTCAGATGGTGGCAAGTGGGAAGCAGTAGCAGTTGCAGTCACAGTTGCGGGATTTACTGCATCACTCAACGATACAACTTACATGACGAGAGCAGCACTACTTGCAGAAGGCATAATTGACGAGGATGGGGGAGGTACTTGGACATTCACTTATGATGTGAGTTCGGAGATTTCCTCATGGGCGTGGCGTGGCAGAGTAGGAGTTGGCGATTATGGTGTATATGAAGTTGTAGATTATGAAGATTTGATTATTCACGATGACATGAATGGCAATTGTAGATGGGTAGCAATGAAGATGCTGGACAACTCAGACGGTAACTTGATTGATAATTATAATCTGTGGAAGCCAATAATATTTTTTTATCATGATGGCACAGAGTGGATTGATAGGTGGAGAGGTGTAATAATCAACAACTCAAACAACTCAATTGATGCTCCTATTGTGAAAATAGATGCAGTTGGCTTGAACTGGTTTTTGTTGAGAAATGTAGTATCACAAGACTTTAGCGGGCAACTTGCGGGTATGACATTAAGTGAAGCACTTCAAGCAGTAGTGAACTGCAACACACCGCTGCCTGATGTCGATAATGCTGACCTTGACTTGCACACAGATTCAACCGGGAAGAATGACTATAGTTTTGTTTCAATCCCAGTTTATCAGGCAATCGCTGAGTTGCTGCAAAGTTCAGAGACTGAGGATTTTGGTGTTGATGATGACGGTCAGTTCTGGACAAAGCAGAAAGTATATGCATATGGAGCTGGTGAAGATGCACCAACAATTTATGTGACTGGTAACTTCTTTGACTATGAGTTTGACAGACGAAGCTCCGATGAAGTCACAAGGGTGGTCGTGCATTACGGGCCAACTGGTGAACTACTTGCAGTAGCAGAAGATAGTGTACGTATTGCTGCAATGACCACAAACACGGGGTTAGGTAATGATGTGCTGCTCACTCGTGAAATCACAAGGACTGATATTATCGATGCAACAGTGGCACATTATCTCGCTGAAAGAATACTGGGAGAAAAGAATGATGCCATACTTGGGAAAATATACACATGGTCAAGTTATGATAGTTATCCACATCAGGTGACACAATTCAAAGATGTAAACAAAGATGAGTTTTCTGTAAACACTGACTTTCGAATACTTGCAATTGAGTACAACTATGCAGAAGGAATGACAACAGTATGGTGTTCAGATGAGTAATAAACAGTTTGAGAATATTTATAATACTGCAATAAGGGCAGACAATCAGAGAGCATACTCATCATATAGTGAGCAGATGACAGAGTGGGATACTACAGCAGACTTTAATCTTGGTGTGAACTGGACTATACTTGGTGGCACAAAGATGACAGACGCTGGAAATAAGTTGTCGCTAACTGCCACAGAAGTAGTTGATAATGTAGTTGTGTCCCCATGGGTTGGTTTCGCTGCTGCCCAAGCATTCCAGAAGTGGATGGCGGTCAACTTCAGTTCAGTTGATAATGATGGCACAGTTACAGTTCAGATTGAAGGAAGTGTGTCAGGAGTGATTGCAGGTGCAAAAGGAAACCTTGATAGGATTGAGAATGATTTGACTACAACTGAAGATTTCAGGTTCAGGGTGACTTTCGTCTGGACTGCCGGGGCAACAACACCTGAACTGACTTACGCTGCAGTGAAGTGGAGATAATTAATCAATACCAGTCTTTTTATATGCTTTTCAATATCTCTTTCTGTATTACCTTGTATCTCCATTCTGAACTCCCCTTGTTCAAGTCATGATGAAAAATAAGAAAGCACATCTCAATCTCATCATCACTCAGCCAGAACCATTTGTGTCTTTGCGTTGATGCCCTGACCATTATATTTCTTGTGTATTGCAGCATAGTTTCATCAAAGTCAAACTTTTCATAGGTCTGATAGATCCATGCTCGCACAACTTCTTTGAATATCATAGAATAATGTTTCAAATCAACATCAACTTTTACTACGTTTTTAACTGCACTGATAAGGTCATCATAGTTGAACTTATATTTGCGTTCATACCATACCTTAAACGTTCTTGTGTAGCCTCTTTGCTGCTGCTGTAGCATTATCTCATTCTGACATGCATCTATAATCTTCATACTTTGATACTCGATGTCATAGTACACCATTGTGTCAACTGGTAATCCTGGAAAGTCTGCTTTCACACGATATATATTTACCATATAATACCTCCTTCAAATAATTTCTTCCACACCATACTGGTCGAAAGATAAATATCTTTGTCTTGCAGCAATACTAAATTTTATATTTGATTCAATACCACTTAATATTCTTTTTACAATCTTTTTCTGTTTAATTATACATGGTAATGCATCCTTTTTTATAAGAAACCGTTCAAACACACTACCAATTGGTATATATAATCTATCCTCACTATTATATTGGTCATATGATTCTTCTGCAACTCTCTTTAAATCATACAGATTAATATTTAAGTTTTCATAATCATATTCATCATTACCTTGTATTAGTTTATTGTCTTTTATTTTGTATGTATCATTACCATACCAATTTAATTTCGATAATGATAGTATTCCATATGTGTTTACAAATATACCATCTTTATACACAACTGTTGCATGTTTAGCCCACATGTCTTTTATTACCATTCCAGTTATTCTTAATACATCTCCATTTTTCATCTTAATACCCTTTCGTTGCTATCTTCAGTCTTTCGACAATATCAAGTTCATCCAACTGCACTTTATAACTCACAGAGTTCATTACTGTCACGTGCACACTATCATCACTGAATAATAGACTATATATAATATATCTGTCGTTTTTTATACAGTCGATATTTATTTCACTACTTCTTAATATTTCATACCCTTCTTCTTTAAGCACTTCACAAGCTCTTTCATGCCCGGACATCTTGAGAGTCTTGGCTACCAATTTTATTATCCCTTTTTTCATAGTAGTAAGTATGCATTCATGTTATATACAGGTTGTGGGCGTAACATCACATAATGACACAACTCAGCAATGTCAGATATAATATATATAGTTCCACAACATAAGTATAATCATGGCAATAGATGAAGACTTTCTGACAGATAATAGCAGAAGTAGCATGGAATTAAGGGCAATGGAAGAATTTCAGGATAACACACCTGACACAGCAGTCAAAAGAATTGGGCTATGTGGATGGGACAGTACAACATGGGACAGGATTAATCTCATGAGTGAAGGCAGTCTTTCAGTACACAATGATGGTGTGTATGTCCTCGCAACAAATCCTGACCCTTCAAACATCGGGTTGGTTGTGTGTGCAAATACAGTAACACCAGGTGATGCAAATCAGACAATCAGAGTGACTGGTGGAGTGCCTGTTGATGGGCAAGTAATCCCAAACACACATGCAGTCGATACAAGAGCAGTACTGATGGCAAGCAACGGAACTACACTTGATGTTGTACTGAATGATGCAGCAAACACAGCAAGAGCAGTAGGAACACTTGTGCTCACAATGCAGCACGTTGATGAAACTGGGGCAGTTCTTGCAGCAATGAATGCAAACACAAATGCAGGTTTCCAGAAAGTCACTGATGGAACTGATGAACTTGATATTGCAACTGACAATGCAGCAGCAAAGACAAAGGGAATCCAGGTACTCGGGGCGTATAATGCAACACTCCCAACTTACGGGGATGGTGATGCTGCAATTCTACAAACTGATGATAGAGGTAGGATGATAAGTACAATTGAACTGAATGATTATGTAGATGATAGTGCAGAGTTTACAGTTGCAGCATCAAAGATGCTTGTAATTGGTGGCATTGCAACTGGTGACTCAGTTGACGCCGGAGATGTAGGTGCATTAAGGATGACAATTGCAAGAAACATGGGGGTAGACATCACAACAAAGGATGGCTCAGCATGGACAGTTGGTAACGCAATCAACACAACAATTGGAGATGGAATAACTGTCCCAGTTGTAGAGACAGATGGGACAAAGAATGCCCTGAATGTGAATATCACAGATGGGACAAATGACATGCCCACTGCTGACGCAAACTCAAGACCACTTTACACCACACTGACTGATGGGACAAACGAGGTGGATATAATTGCAAACAACTCAATCAAGTCAGACACAAGCAGCATAGCAGGGACAGTAACTGATGTGGATTCAGGGAATGCAAGTGCAGGGACTCAGAGAGTAACTATTGCAACTGATGATGTGAATATGGCTGCAATCAAAACAGCAGTAGAAGCAACAGCAGGTACTACACAAGCAGAAGTTGAGATGCAGGCAAGTGTTGCAGGACCAATTGCAAACGGTGCAGATGATGTGGCTTCAAATGGCAATGTTGATGTGGCAGCATATGATGAGATTACAATCACAATCTACGGAACTGGGGCAGCAGTAGGGGATGTTGACTTCTACTTTGGAGAAAGTACAAATGGTACAAACTATTCAGGTGACAATAGCCCATTATCTTCACCTATTGTGATTACTTTGACAACTGCGGTAGCAGCAAGTACAATCAATACTGCACATGTCAATGTGAAAGGTGTGGATAAGATACAACTTCAAGCAGTATCAAACGATTGTGGTGGCAATCTAACCGATTATGGTGTGAAGATTGGGCACCAATAAGGAGGGAGAAGAATGACTGATACAACATATACATATACAAACGATACAGATACTATAGTATACAAACAAGATGCAGCGCATAGTGCGACAATGCATCAAGTAACAAACTCAAGTGATGAGATACTTGTTGACTCATTATTTGTGATTGAACTCACAACAACAGATGCAACCGAAACTGCAATCATAACTCATGCAATTGACGATAACACAAGTGTAATAGTTGAAGCAACTATAACTGGAATGAAAGCAGATGGTAGTGATAGATGTTCTGGGAAATATATCATTGGAGTATATAGAGATGGTGGCATCGCAACTGTACAAGGAGCAGTTACCTCACTCATGGAGAACATGGGCGGTGCTGGTGACATGACAATCGCAGTAGATGGCGGAAATAATGTGTGTATCAATGTAACTGGAGTAGCAGCAGAAACATGGAGATGGGTATGCAATACAACAATCACAAGGGTAGATTGAAATGATTACATTTACAAATTATACTACTCTCGACTTGAATTGTGATGTAGATACAGCAGGTGCTACTAAAGTATATGGTTCAATAAATTGTAATTCATCAAATATTACACTCGCAAGTGGGGGTAATGGTGGGTCAACTGCATTACTAGTATACGCTGGTGGTACATTTATTGGTGGCAGTGGTACACATATTTATGGTTGTTTATATGTAAACACCGGGGCAACTGCATTCGGGTTCACATCAGGGTCTACTACTATCAATCATGAGGATACAGGGGGATTTAATTTAAAATTATATCAGCCTGTTATAACCCATAATAATGGTGAGATTATATTAAATTATAATGGTGCAACAATTGCATACATAAAATATGCTAATTTAGGTAGAATAAAACTTAATGATGTTACTATAACAAATACATGTGATGTGTTACTTTTAGGTGGAAGTCAGATTGGGTTATATTGTGAAGGTGACTTAACAATTCATCCAGGTTCAAAATGTAAGGCACGTATATGGAATAGGAATATAGTGACAGTTGAAGGTGATGTGATAGTAGATGGTGAATTAGATCTACTAAATACAACATATCCTATGGATCATTACTTTGGTTCATTGAAGATTGGTGCTGCTGGAACTTATATTGCAACAAGTGAGAGAACAACCATAAAAGAGAAGATAATCAATGATGGCACTATCAAATCCAACAGGGGTGAGATTATTACAGATGGAAT